ACTCTATGAACATGAGCAGAAGTTCTTTGTCCTCGTCCGTAACAGGAACCTCTTTGGCAAGAGTTGGAACTGGAACCCAGTAGGTAACGCTGCCCATCTGCCTACGGTCTGTTCCTAAGTCAATCATGCAACTCTGCATGACCTTATTCTGCTTTGAAAGGCTGTCGATGAAGTTGCTAATTGGCATAAAGCCAGACTTCTTGAAGTAGGCAACAACAGGCTGGCGTTCAACCTTAACTTTTGTGCCATCTGCTTTGGTGAAGTCCCCGGAGACGATGCCATAAATTACCTGATTACAGATTGCAGCCCGGGAACGCAAGACATCCGAATGATCTTCACCCAGTTGTGCTTCCTGTTCTTTAGTCAGACGACCACACTTTACGCCGCCAACATTGTCAGGAAATTGACCGAATCTGTTGACATCCTGAACGGATTTAGCAGCAAATGTGCCTTCTTCCTGATCCCACAAACTCCACTCAAAGGTGCGGTATATAGGTCGAAACTGAGGTTTCTTGGAATACAAGAACTCGCCATCCATCATAATTTTCCAAGACCCACGAGTGAGGGTATGCCCATCTTCCGATTCGTCTTGATAATTTATGTTCAGGCGAGGAAGACCAGTCTTCTGCTTCGGGCCTCCGTCTGATTGCCCTGTCATCTTCATCAGGGTTTCTAGATCATCGGTGTTTAACGCTTGTGTCAATTCACCCATTTTGTCATCGATGTTTTCTATTTCTGTCCCAATCATTTTCTGTAAGTCTCCTATACGATTAGGGGTTGCGTAAGACAATCTTACTAGTCTACGACAGAAAGGTCAAGCCAATTCTTGCCTATTTTTAATTCTATTTCCACAGGCATATCGTAGAACACGCCGTAGCGTTCTTGTGTCTGTTCAGGCAGGGAGAGCATTGCTTCCCGCATCAGCTTGATACAGATATCTTTCTCGTCCGGGTGGACATCGATTACGATTGAATCGTGAACCGTATTGCAGATTACGGACTGCAGGTTGTTTTCCCTGAAGGCGTTGCTGAGACGAACAAGGGCCATCGGCAACAGGTCAGCGGTGGCAAAGCCCTGCACAGGGTAGTTACAGATTGCAGTCCGGTTGGTAGCTGTCCCCCATTCCGTCCACTTGGCATCGGGGAAGGCATAGCGTCTGCCAGAGGGAAGGGCAATCTCTTTGGTGGATACAGCTTCCTTCTGTAGTTCCTCGTGCCACACGGTAACTTCCGCATACTTTTCCTTGAAGGCACGGTAATATCGTTGCTGTTCCGGCGTTCCTGTCACGCCACCATACAGGGGCTTGAAGGTGTGAGCCTTCGCTTCCTGTCGGCTGCAGCCAATGATGCTGGCTGTGTAGCTGTGAACATCTGTGCCAGCTTCAACATCGTGATAGGCTTGCGGATCTTTGGCAAGGAAGCCAGCAACACGGAACTCTAGTTGGGAGTAATCCCCCTCAAGTATCTGGCCACTCTCGAAGCGGCTCTCGACCACCTTCCGTATAGCGAAGGTATTTCCACGCGGCATATTCTGAAAGTTAGGATTCCTAGACGAAAGGCGGCCCGTTGCCGTAACACACTGCATGAACTCCGGATGGATGAAACCATTCTCGTCAACATTGTTCTTCATTCCTTCTACAAAAGTGCTTAAGTAAGTTCGCAGGGCATTGTAGCGGGTGTAGGCTTGTGCAAACTCCCGTCCTGTTCCCTGAATGGCATCCATGCGATCCTCAAGGGTTGTCTTGTCTGCCTTGAACCCAGCAGCAGCAACATCCATCGGGCCGCGAGGAATCAGCTTGAACCCGGCAACCTCGCCTGTCGGTGTGTAGATTACCCCTGCACCGTTGCAGGGACGACAGATGCGTCTGGCCTTGCCGGGTGTCCCGTCCTTCTTTGTCGGGAAGTAGTGGCCTACCCCGTCACAGGCTGTGCAGCGGGACATTCGCGTCTTCTGCACAATCTCTGTCTGATTACGGACAGTGTTCTTAAACTCCGTTGCTTTCATGCGGCGGCGCATCTTTGGCTTCATGGTAGAGCCGCGCATCTCATGTCCCAGATTGAAGGTGCTAGACCACAGCTTCTTGTCTTTGACGCGGCGTGAGTATATCAGCGCACTGCGGTCATCGGGACTAGCCAAGTTAATAGGTGTGTCGCCCATAGCTTCCCGGGCCAACTCCTCGAGGCGTTGCTCCAACTCGTGCAACTCCGTTTCGTATTCCTGTTGGACTTGATTGAGGGTGTCTAGGTTAATCTTGATACCCGCCTGTTCAATTCGCGCCAGCGTATCTGTCATCTCCAGCGTCAGCTTGAGGGTGGGCGTTAAACTGTTTTCCATTGTATAGTTCCTCGAATGTAGTGCCAAAGGCTTTTAGTTGTGCAGCGGCAATGTTCTCCGTTGCCATCACATCTGCTTTTCCGTATTCCTCTACTATCTCCCACGGGATCTCATAGAATGTCTTCCCCTCGTCCAGATACGGCTGAACAAGGTCTTTCTCCTTTTGCACTCCACCATACTTCCCTGCAAGAGCAGCAAGGCTGAGAGGCCAGCGTCTTGCTTTCGCCAGAATATACTCCGCAACCATCGTGTCATAGATATGTCCCTCATATTCAAATCCACATGAACGAACCCATGTTATATCAAACTTGATGTTATGTCCAATGACAACATCGGCCAGCTTCAAGGCATCCTGAAAGATGTTGAAGGCATCCTTGTCAGGCTCCTTGTCCTGATGGTAGAAGCACAGGTAGTGTGTCGTGTAGCCGCCCCACCACTTGTAACCAATCGAGACAAGACGGTTACCAAAGAAGGGGGATGCTGTTGATCCGCCACTCTCTTTCTTACGGTGTGTGGTTTCCACATCAAAGGTCAGGATTCTCATGGGTTGCTATCCTTTATGTAATTAGACACAAAATGATCCAAATCATTCTTATGTTTATACCATACATTCCTATTTACTACTCTCCACTTATTACTTGTCAAGCTAACCACAAATTTTCCACCAATCAAAACCAGACCCGGGTTATAGTCTTCTACATACAAGCCGTGTTCAACCAGCTTTATAAGTTTGGTGAGCCTTGCCACCTCCTTCTTTTCAGAATCACCGTGATAGTCTTTGTGCCAGTTTCTTTCAGTAGCTAGATTTGACTTTTCTATGGCTTCGGCAAGCCACTTTTCTAGTTCAGGCAAATCCTCTATCGTGTAGGGCATCACTCATACTCCCTAAATCGTGCGCGGGCTATCTTTGCTGAAATCTCTTCCAACTCGTCCTCTGTCAGGCACGGATATTGTCTACGCAAGAACTCCATGCAGCTGTCGTATAAGCCCTGTAAAAGGCGTTCGTTACCATCATGGCTCATTTCTATCTCCTTCCATTGTAGTTACTGGTTAATTCCTGACAATAGCCGTGTGTCTTGAAAACTTTATTAAACACATCGGCACGATTTCCAAAGTAGAAAAAGGCTTGGCCCCGGGTGTTGTTGCTCACAACTTTCCCATCGACATTCCAGAAACTTATCCTGTGATCCGTAAAGCATACTGCGGAAGCCTTGCTTAATAACTTATGAAACCACTTGGTTTCCGTTGCATTATTCACAAGGACAATACCTGCGTCAAACTGTTCTTTATTCCATGCGTCTACAAATTTATCGCAACACTGCTTCATCATGCCAGCGGAGTAGGGTGGGTTCATAAATACTTTACACGAATTTGCGACATCCCAGTCTTGTCTTAAGCCATCGGTGTCCTCGTCAAAGTAATGGGTTGCCCCTACGATTTCATTTGCCTGTTTGTCAGAGAAGGGATCCAAAGTGATTTCTCCCAGCACAGTCCTGACACTAGACAGGTATGATTCGGGTGTGAACCAGCTATCACTGTTACGCTTCCTGCTTGGCTGTCGTCCGACATACCCCAGCTTAGATACATCTGCCTGTGTCATCATCAGTAGTAAATCCCTTTCGCTATGTCTATCTGCGTATTAATCATGCCGTGCCATCCGTTTATCTTGTTCTTGGATATACAGATGTGACGCACAGTATTCTCAACCTCACTGGATCCGGTCTTGCCCACACCGATGATGATGTCAGCTTCACCAGCCTTGCCTGTCCGTGAATTGTCCAGCATAGAGTAGTCAATCCACTGTCGGTCATGTGCCTCATAGCTTGCCTGACTGACAGCCCAGAGAAGCAGCTTGTTGCGTTTGGCAATCTCCCGGGCAACCACATAGGTTTCCTTCAAGCGTTCATCACCCCGGTTATACTCACCGGAGATGCGGAACTTGTCAAGCTGGTCACAGAACATAACATCCGGACTGTTCAGCTTGGCATACTCGTCCACCTCTTCCACGCTGGTTCCGACCGAATCCATGATGGTAAGCAACGGCTCAATCTCGTCCCTGTATTGTTGCAAAAGCGCAACCCTGTCATACTTCATCTCGTCCTTTGTCATGGCA